CGACTTGCTGAAACGCTCTGTTTCGATACCGCATAGAAAACCACGGCACACTAGGACTTGTAAGTGTGCCATGTAGGTTCGCTGCTAGCAATTCGACCGCGTGTTGCGCGGTGGAGTCGAATATTCTCTGATCCTTTCTCTCGCCCGGTGTGCGTTTGTTGATGATATCCGCTTTCCTGGGTAAGAAAAAATCGGCAACCTCTTGCCATCTATTCTCGATGTTGCTGCGTTGTGTCGCTAGTGTTTCATAGCGTTTATGCAGCATCTGTACTAACTTCGATGGTTCCATATCTAACTCTTTTTATTGCGCTTGGCAAAGTTTCGTGCAGCCTCGACGCTGCCAAACCCCCATGCTTTTAGCGCTAGTGCCTTACGTGTAGGACGGCCTTTTTCATCTTTCATTTTGCCACGCATCCCGGCAAATCTGGCGGCAAAACTAACGCGGCGACCACTCGTTCCCGACTTCTGCGGTCTTTTAAGATTGCTGCCCTCAGTGCGTTTAAAAAATTTACGACCAGCCGCGTTCAATCCGCCTTTTGGATTCTGGTATTTCTTGGCGACCATTAGGCTTTTTTCTTGTTTTTCTTGCTATCCGGAAAGCCAGCTTGCATGTTTTTATAGGCTTTTGCTGTTATAGTAGACTCGCTTTTTGGCCTGGATATACCAGCTTTCTTGCGTCTATTGATGTTGTAATATAAACCCTTTTTTGCAGCCATTAGTAACCTCCGGTCATTAGTGTTTTGCGCTTCATAGCTCTAGGCTTTCCGCCTTTTGCACGACCCTCAAACCGCTGTTTCATACGCTCCATAGGGTCAATATCCATTGCCATCGATATGCCGGTCTTGCCTTGTGGTGATAGACGGCCCATCATGCCAGCAATATTCTTGGTTCTCTTAACTCTCACGATATAAGACCTTTCAGCTTGCGTCGTTCTCTTACCGGTGCATCGCTTAATAAACCTTGTGACGATGTTAAGATCGTTCCCTTTTTGCCTTTTTTGCCGCTTTCCATTGCCTCATCTTCTAATTCACCGCTGCTCGATGGATCTTCGGATATTGGTTTTGGTGCTACCGGTGGCTTCAATTCTGTGGTTGTACCGCTTGTTGTTCCAGATCCGCCGCCGCTGCCGCCACTTCTTGTTATAGATCCAGTGCTTTTGTCCTCACGTCCTCTTGTTTCTCTGACGGATCGACCGGTATTTGGATCAGTACGCTCTCCGCCTGGATCACGCATATCGGCCATTGACTCCATAGCTGCTTTGTTAGCTGCAACACCCTCGGCAAAATAATCTCTGTTTGGATCCGGTGATCGTCCTGGGCCAAGAAGAAAACTATCCACTCTTGTTGGCTCACTAAAACGCATACTATCGGCCATACCTTGTATTGCTGCACCGGTACGGCGGCCAAAGTCTGTGCCTCTGCCCTGGCTAACATTGCTGATAGCATTAAAAAAATCGGTAAAAAATCCCATGATATCTCCTAAAAAACGCGGTAATCATTCATTGCTGTTTGCTGCATAGGCGAAAATTGACGTTTATCCTCGCGTAATCCTATAGCGCTATAGCGAAAAGCATCCGCTGAGTGCGATGACCAATCGTGTTTTATCGTTGTCGAAAAGGATCGTGTGCGCTCGTTATACACACGATGATACTGTCGTAATGCCTCAAGGCCGTGCTTGCAGTTATCCCGGTCAAACCAGGCGCGCTCGATAAGCAGCTGCGCTGCGTGTATCCCATCATCTATTGGCAGCTTTGGTACAACTCTAAAATTTATTCCTAGATCCCAGGCTACCTCACGTCTGCTTTTGCCGGATCCTAACTCTCTAACTTCTATATCGTGCGGTGCATAGTGACTATCATAAAGATACTCACGTTCTTGCAGCACCCGGGCATAGTGTGGCAATCCCTCGCCTCTTGCCTCGTAATAATCAATGTAATGTACGGCCCGGCCTATCACCTGGACAAACCAAATCGCTGTGCTATCGCCGACCCCCAAATCCCAAAACGTGTCCACACGAACACTGGAATCATAAGGTACTTTTGATATGCGCCCATCCTGGAACGCTTTTTGTAGCTCTTTTCCAAAGATAGATCCGGGTACGTTAGCAACCCAGGAACACTCGTATTCCTGGTTATACTGATCCTCCGACATGCCGATCCGCGCCGACTCCAGTTCGGTATCTGGTAATATCCCAGTTTTACTCGCTGGGTACGTGGCAGCGAACCAATCCTTAGATGCGGTGGCCGCCTCGTATAGTTCGAAAAAGGCATTGTGTCCTCTCGGTGTACCAATGAATAAAGCTTTTCCCTCACGATCCGATAAAGCTGGTCGTATGACTTCCGGAAATAAGTTCTCTGGCATATCCGCCATTTCGTCCAAACACGCCATATCAAGGTAAATTCCACGGAGGCTCGCGGGATTTTCGGATCCGAGCAGTTGTATTCTTGCACCATTCGGCAGATCGCAGCGCAGTTCCGTTTCGTGAAAACGCGCCATCGGTATGTTGACCGCAAACTGTTTAAGATAATCCCAGGCAACTTGTTTGGCCTGGCGATAGGTTGGCGCTATATACGCATATCGTGGGTTTGGTTTCGTGCATAAGATAGCCTCACGCAACAAATGGTTAATCGCCATCACTGTCTTGCCGGCTCTCCGGTGCATCACCACTACCGCCCATCGATGTTTGTCTAGCTGATCGTGTAGTTCCTTTTGCACTGTGCGCGGTGCGTATGGGATTTTTATTTCCATATTTATACTCTCGCCGCAGCTGCCGCAGCATGAAATCTCTATGCAGCCGCTTTCTATCCTGGTTTCTTGAAAACCACGTCGCGCATGGCTGCAATATTATTTTTTCAGTAAAGGCATCATCCAACTAGGCAGACGTTTTCCGGAATCATATTTTCCGTCAGCAACTTGATTGATTAATTTTATAGCTTTTGCCGCTTCTGACTTTGACAATTTAATTGTTCTACCTCTAGCAGCAGCATTTCCTCCGCCGGCTCCGCCAGATATCATTGATTTTCTTCCAGGCATAATATTCTCCTTTATTTTTTCTTCATTTTTGACGCAACAATCTTTTGTTGCAGATCTTTAGGTAGGGTCTTTTGTCCAGCCGTTAAGATCGATTTTTTCTTCGCTGGCATTGCACCCTTGGATTTTCCGTAATGTCCGGGCATGTTTATCCTCCTCATATTTAATCAATGCGTTTAAATACCACTCCGCTTTCCGGAGATCCTCGACACCATTCTTATGCTTATAGCGCCATAGATACTGCACGATAGTTCCCTGGCAGAAATCACCAAAGCCATCGCCTAACATCGATCGCAGCGCATCTATGCACTCGATCTCGCCATCGGTGTAGTGCTGCGGTCTGTTTACGTTATCCATTTCTATCAACAACTGTCTTTAACTTAGGCTTGCAATACGCGCTGTATGGATTGCCATCACCTTGCTTGTTTATTAAAGCAGCATGCCAGCTGCAATCTTGGTTGCTGCCGATCTCGGCCTCCTCCATGATTTCTGATCCTTTAAGAATGACCAGGACAAAAACTAGGGTTTTCATTGGCGGCCTATAAATTCTGTTTGCTTTGTCTGCATGTACTTGGTGAATAAATACCAGCACACATTGTCTTTACCGGTGTGTTTGCTATCTGGGATCCACTTGACACGGCCCACAGATACTATCATCCGGCAATACGTTATTAACTCTCTTGCTTGCTTAGTGTGCATCCAATCAGCATCAAAAAGCAGCCATGTAGGTTTGAGCGACATAAAATACTCGATCATAGGATGCAGCAAATCACGTCGCCAGGGAGGGTTTGTAATTATAGCGTCAGCCTCTAATATCTTCATCTCGTCTAACTCCAGCGCATCATGCTGAAGTATATCGGATCTACGCGGCTCTATATCGCTCTTGTAGCAGCACATAAGGCCGGCTAGCTCCAACATATCAATCAACTGTCCATTGCCAGCACACGGCTCGCAAAACAGCTTTACGTTTGAATTATCCAGGTGCAGCAACAATGGTTTGATAGCTGACGGAGGTGTCGGATAATAATCTCTCGGTATCCGGTCAAATTCACTTCGTTTACCCATGTAGTCCTCATTGTGAATGTCTGTGTCCGGATTGGGTTATATATGTGTATGCAGCGCGCGGTGTGGTCGCCGGGGGTAGGGTCAGCCGGTATATGTGCAGAAATAGCAGCGTAACAGCCACCATCCCCCACGCTTTCCAATAAAATAACTACGATCAGCAGCTATTGCCACAAGATTGCCACAAAACAATGCAATCGCCCTGGACTCGCGCGTGCGAATGAACGCAGTGTTAGTATGGCCTAACGGAAATTACCCAGCTTTGATATCAACATCGCCTTTCTCCCAGGACAACGTAATCGTACCGCTCATGCCTGGTGCTGCCATATCCTCAGACTTATTCCGTATGCCCTTTGGCTGCAACTGTGTGTGCCTCTTCTGCAATGTATCTACCTTTAAGCGTCGCATCTGTACCTCTGCCATCATATGCTTTGGATCTACTGGTAAAGGTTTGTTGAGCACCTCGTCGATCTCTTCCTGGATGCGTTCACCCTGGATAGCTTTTGCTTTGGTATACATTTCGTGTGCGTCGTCATTCTTCTGAATGTATCGATACACTGTATCATCGCTTGGAAACCCATCGATCTTTGCAATCTCGCGCATTGATTTGCCGCTGAGTAAATGATCGCAGATCTTCTCCATTAATTCTATGTTCATAAGCCGTGACATTGATCCACCTAAATGACCAGGCATAAACCGGTGGAGCGGCTTACACCTGGCAAAATATCAGAAAGTGATATGAAAAAACTAATCGCCTACATCTATTGTCTTGGCAGACATATGACACAATATTAGCAGTAATATCGCAAGATCTTGGCAATTATAGCTGAAAGCGTACTATATTTCGTGCTTTCGTGCAATCACTTTGTAATAACTTTTTGCGTCAATCTTTCCGGTTGCAGCTGCATCCGATACGCAAGCCTTACAATAGCGTCCAGGTAATTTGCTTTGACGCGCTTTGGTGAGATCCGATCCTTGCTGACCTTGCTAAGCTTTTCCCATGCCGGCCCACGTTCTCGAATGTATCCATTACGCAGCACTGCTGAATAATTCACCGCCCATATCAACCGACGCTGCTCTGTATCGCAATAGGCGAGAGAGATATCGAGTGCCAGGAAATAGTCGTCGATATCTTTTGGTGATGCTTTTGGTGCTTTAGGTGTAAACGCTGCTGAATTGTACGCATGCCAGGATTGTTCGTACTCGGGCCAGCTTGCAAGTTTCCGTTTGACAATCGCCGGAGGCAGTCTGCGCTCCGTTGCAGCGGCTTGCAAAAAGAGCGACTCAAGCCAGGTTACATCGTATGGAATTTCCTTATGCAACATACGTGTAATTACACTGTAATATATACGTAATTATAACGTGTAGTTGCTCGGGCGCGGTAATTACCGAGGGTATCAATAATTTTCATCTTGTAAATACTTTTTTGCATCTTAGTAAAAAGCGCTGCCAAACGCTGCTATTGTGCCAGGCCAACAGCTGACCAAATCTACCGGTAAAATGCTTATCGATTGAGTTGTGCATGTTCCCTCGCTATGTGATCCACGACATATGTTTCACTGTAGCAGCTGGTATACTGCGCTGGGATCTGATGCACTCTGGCTATTTGCAGCAGCGTCCATCCCTCCCCTATCCTATAATTCACGTACTCTTGCGCTATGTTATGATCCATAGATTTTCCTCCTTGTTTCAAATAAAAAACTGTCTGTTTGTGAATGATCCTTGAGCGTCACTACTGTTCCCAACACCTGGCGCACTTCGTCGAGCGTCTTGCATACAGCGGTGACACAACCAGCTAAAGACAATGCTTGCAGCGTTTTGTTTTGTGCTGCCGTTATTGTGTTCTTGCCTACTTTTAGTTCGATAAACACCGGCGGCTTACCTGGACAAAAGATCTCGAGATCCGGCCAGCCGGTACACATGCCAGCTTTACGCAGCTTGACACGATGCGCCACATGACTTTTGCCCTCATTTGGTGAATGATGAAAGATAGATCCGTCCGGTAAGGCAACACGCAGATAATCCGCAACCAGGTTTTGCAGCTGCGCCTCTGTCATACGTCATCCTGATAAAAATCATTTGGCTGCACTGCACCATCTGTTGCAACCTTGATCCGGCGCATGTATTCCTTGTTTGGATGCACTGCTCGAGCGGCCCCTGGATGATTACGATCCAAGCACCAGCGATGCACAACACCAGCGCCCGGCGCATCAAGCAACTCTGCCAGCTGCCGATACGTCAAACCTCTTTCTTTACGCCATGCCTCAAGTTTCAAATCAATATTACCTTACGTCAATAGATCAATAGTAGGATCAATGTTATTGATTTAACAAATTAAGTTACATTGATGTTAAAAGCAATAGTTATTGTGTAAAAGATAAATATGATTGACTAACTCAGCTTAATTAACTACGTTGGTAAGTCATGTAACACTACTTGTTACGATTATTATTGATTTAAGCGATGAACGGAGGATAAAATGATTAATAATATAAGCAAATATCAAAGACTTACACTATGCTCTAAAGCAGACACCAAATATTACAAGCTTGTGCTTGACAACTTGTTTGGCTTTATAAAACGCAAGCCTCTACTAGATGGAGGCCGAACATGAACGTAATTAATTTTTATGAAGAGATGACAGAACAACAAACGACTGGGAATTTAAAGGCACTAGCGCGGCGCGCTGGCCTTAGTGGGGTGCAGATCGCGGAGCAAATGGGATTGCGTCCGGAAACTGTATCGCGTCATCTAAACGGCAAACAAAACATAAGCATCGAGGACGCTATGCGCTATGCAAAGATCCTGGGATGCACAGCAGAAGAAATACTGTTCCAGCGCAGCATGTGTCCAATCATAGGCGAACTAG